TCATTAACATACCAAACAGCAGCTAAAGAGCCAGTAGTTTGTTTTTCGTCAGCTTCTGAACCGGTAATCTTAGAATCAAACACCCAAAGACCGAAAGCACCACCAGAATCTGTTAATGAACCTGTTGCATCTTGCAGTTCTCCAGCCGTCCAATCAGCACTATCTTCACTCCCTGATAGAAGATTAGTAGTCCTCCAACCAGCTTTAGCGTCATCAGAGCCGTCATTGTTGAGGTGTTCTACGCCAGCCAATCTAAAGTAAGTTATTGTAGGTGAGTTTTTCAACCAAGCTTGGGCGGCATATGTGCCGTACATTGGAGTTAGCTTGTTGCCATTTCTCCAAACATCATCACCATCTCCACCGGGTACTGGGGCTCCATAAAGATTTACGAACTCTTCAAATGAATCTACTGTTACAGGACGCATTGCTGGACCACGAAGGGCGCGGCCAATTACCATGGGACCAATATCTCTTGGCTCTCTTGGTAGGATAGAGTTGTCAATCTCGTTGAGAAAAACACCTGGGGATACAAACTTAAACTTCTTTGCACTCATGTAGTAAGGTCTCCTAATTCAGACTTTGCTAAAGTAAATAGTTGTCTGTTGGGCAAAAACTCTTACTCTTTAAAAAAGCCATCACCAAATTCGTTGAGGTCGCCTACGATGACATGCTCTTTTGGAAACCTAATTTTAACTGGATTTTCTGTAGTTGAGTAATCTCCAATTTGAGAGTTATCTCCTTCACCTGTAATATAACCCAATACTCTTAATTTAATTGTGGCTTCGTATTTCTTCTCATCTTCACCCAAGTTATCAATGTTGTTTTCCATTGAGTAAGACTCAAAGAATGCTTCATATTTATGATTTCTAGAATAGATCATAAAATTATTGATATTGTTTGAGTAAACCATGAAAGGTTGCATCATCTGGTTTAATTGTGCTTGGTAGTCTGCCCTTAAGTTAATTGAATAAGACATGTTGTAGTAGACTGGAAGAGGCACATAATATCTTTTATAAACCACTCTTTGATTTATTGGAGTTGGAAAGTTTTCATCTGGTCCATGTAATCTTAAGCTTGCGGCTTTTGCAAAATTATTTGTTTTATCTTGTTGAATTTTTTTACCAATATAAAATTGATTAATGGGATAATCAACACCATTCACTTTTTGTCTAAATAAGTTGCCGGGAATTGGTCTAGCCGTAGCTTGAGTTTTCTCAATACTGTCTCTTTTAATTGAAATAAGAGGGAAGATCAAAGCATCTGAATCAGCTTGTCGAATCTCTCTATTGTCTTTTACAAGAAAAGCTCTCTCTGAGGTTAACCAAAGAACAGGAACTTTCTTAAAACCACCATTTGTTTCAGCGTGGACACCAATAGTATCATCAACCCACCTTAAAACGGCGTAATCTATCGTCTCCTGGTTGCTTTCCTTTAAAACGAGTTCTTCTGCCTCTGGAATGCCTAAAGCCTTTAGAAAGGCACTACGGCTCTTACAGGGGTAGTGTTTACCTGATAGTGCGGTGTGATGACCAACACATCCGATTTCTTGACTAGCTTTCTTTGCTTGGTCAATGCTGGCAAATGCATATTTAATATCTGCTGCATATGAGGTTGTTTGCTTACTTGGCATTGAATTTACCCTCTCTTGCTCTTATGCATTTAGCTACGATTTCCATTTTTGTGTCGCTTTGTCCAAACAGTTCTTGTGGTTCACTTAAAGAAACAATCTCATAAAAGAGATCTCCATATTTAACAAAGTCGCCTTCTCTAACATAAAGGTTCTGATCTTCTGTCAACCTTCTTTTATGGAAATGTACATTAATAGCTCTACGTCTATCGACACCGAACTTACCAGTCTCTGTAACATACTCAGACCATTCAATTAAAGCGTGTACTCTTATTGGAGGTAAGAAGGTCTTTGTAATAGCTTCGCCATAAACTTCATGAAACTCTGTGTGTTCTATACTAATTGGATAATAAAATATGCCCTGACCGATTACTCGCTCAATAACCTCGTCGTTTACTTGTTTAACAAAATCTTTCTCTTTTTTACCTGTAAAAAGAGGAGGTGGGGGCGCATCTGGTCTGTTCCATTCGTTAGACATTTATTATCCCATAAAGATTGGCAGAGGTGTTTTTGTTTGTAACTTTTCAGCATTCTCTGCTAATGCCGCATCTCTTTCAGCCAATTTAACATAAGTTAGCTCATCTAGAATCTTGTTTAATTCTTCCTTAAGGGCTGTTTTTTCTTCTTTAGCTTGTGAAAGTAAGTCTGAAGCATTTAAAGTTACTGTATTACCTGGGATTGGAATATTTCCCAATTTACCTCTAATCTGACCAAGCATTTCTTTACTAACTGCTAGAGCATATCTACGAATCCATTGTTTACCAATTGAGTTGATATTCTGGTAAGGAATATTAGCGTAAGGTAGGGTGTTCATATTGTTAACACCTTCCACACCTGTTTTCTTTAAAGAATCTTCTTCAAGTGCGCTTTTCTCAATTCTGAACTTGAAATACATTACACTAGGCTGAAAAGCGCTTGGTGCAGGATATATCCTCATGTTATTGTTATGTATTTCATAAGAATAATGAGAAATTCTTGTGTAAATTGAGTCCTCATACATCATTGCTTGAAGTTTATTTTGCCATGTAGGCACAACTTCAAAAGTAGATTGGTCTGTATATTGTCCGTAAGAAGAAAGATTACCAATTACATTCATACCACCATAATAATTAAAGAATCTCCATTGTGCTCTAGGCGCAACATAATACACTCTTGTAATGGTTATTTTTTTATTGTCAATAGAATCGCCTGAATCTAAAGTTAAGTCTCCAGCGGCTATTGATGCTGTTACTATGCCTTGAAGGTCGTAGTCTTGTACACTTGCTGTTAAATTAAATGAAGCTAGATATTCAGTTACTGCACCATTTGTACCTGCCTCAACTGCAATGCCATCTGAAATTTTTTGACTAGCAGCAAAAGTAAATCTTGGTAATTTTAAAGAAGCTCCGGTTGGACCTGATGTTACTTCACCATCTTGGTCAAATGAGGCTGTAGCATTACCTAATAAATCACCAAGCGAGTTTTTGGCTTGATGCAGATTGATAATATAAGAATACTCTAAAACCGCCTCTTCATATGAAGTGTAAACATTACCAGCAGTTATTTCAATATCTAAAACATCGCCGCCTAATTTTCTATAGGTGTAAGCTACTTGGTCAACTGCTCCACTAATAAAAGCATCAGATGTGTAGATTCCGTAAGGAAGTGCAGTAACAACGTCAGCATGAGTACCTGTGGCTGGTAAAATAACCTTGCTAGAAGTACTTGATGGTGTTAATGTAGGTTGAGCAGGCATTTAGTTAGTCTCCGTCTTTTATAAATAGTATAAAATAAAAGACGATGTACTTTATTCTGCTTTTGGTTTTGTGCGCTTAGTCCTGCTAGTCTTGGTAGTGGACTTCTTTTTCGTTGTTGTTTTCTTTGTTGCAGATTTTTTAACTAAGGGCTTAACTTCTTTAAGCTCCTCTTTTATTGGAACTTCAACTTTTTCTTCAGAAGCTGGCTCGACATCTTCTATTATTTTTTCCATATTTGCTTTTACATAAGGGTGATTGGCATATTTTTTACCAAATTTTTTAAAGTATCTTAAAATTCTATTTTTCCTACCCATAATTTCTCCTTTGGTAACATTATAATATATATTGGCTTATAATGTAAGAAAGCCACGCTAACTTAATAACGCGGCTTTCTATTATTTAAGAATAAGATTACTCTTCTTCTTTTTTCTCAACAGCCTTAGCTACTTTTTTAACTACCTTCTTGACAACCTTTTTTGCAGTTTTTGACTCTTCAGTCTTTTTTGCAGTTTTTGGGCCTGGTTTAGAGTCGGGTTTTTTAGTTTTTTTAATTCCAGCTTTAGCTATTTGGTGTGATGAAAAACCACCCATAATAATTTACCTCCTTTTATTATGCGTCTGGTACTGCGTCTGAGGCGACACCTTCTAGCGTAATTAAAAGCTTACCGGCGCTGTAAGTACCGTCTCCGCTTGAGACACCATTTGTTAAGTATAGGTATTTCTTTGTTTCAGTATCACCATCAAAAACGCTACTAACGTCCATGCCTAATCTAGCACCTAAAGTCAAGTTACCACCAGGAGCTAGAAGCACTTCTGCGTTAGTCACAGCGGCGTCCTCGGCGTCGTCGGCTGCGTCGCCAACTACAACATTAATGTCTGCGCTAGCGGTGCCGGGAGCTTCTAGACAAGCTAGTTCTGCATAAGTAATGTAGCCATGGTTAGCTAGTGACAACTCTGCGATATATACACCAGTAGCGCCGCTTTTGCCGATGATATCGCCATCGGTAGCTGCTACTACGCTGGTGTTACCGCCTAAATCGACAGCAATTTCTGTAACAATTCGGCTACCTTCTCTTCTAGTGTTTTGCTTTGTAACAGATGGGGCATTAGCTCCTGCTGTAACTGTATCACTTTGTCCTTGCTTATTTACTGAGTAGAGTCTCTTTCTACCTAATCTTCTATTTCCCATTTTTAAATCCTCCTTAAATGGTTATTGCAACAACTTGATCATAATCACGAAAATAAGACCAGCCGCTTCGGTCAAATTTTCTTCAAAGGTCAGCGGCCCCGACCAAGGAGAATAATCTCAAGTTACAATAAATAGTCTTCTTAAAAGAGAAAACCCTGCTAGCCATAAGACTAACAGGGTCTCTCCTAATCTAAGAGATTATAGGGGTTTATGAAGAACCCTCACCACCTAATAGATCGTGGACTACTACGAGACCATACATATCAGGACGAACCATCTTCTTGGCGTAGCGAGTCATGACGCCCTTACGGGGTACAAAGTCCTCGGTACCGAAGATTGTTGGTGTGACCTGTAGTGGGACGTATGGAGCGTATACATAACCACTCTCTAGGAAGCTTGAGCCTTTACGACCAACGAGAACTAAGTTTCGTGGGAAGTAAGGATCAACGTAAACTTCGAACTTCTGGCTTACTGAACCAACCTTCTGGGCACCAATGGAGCCACGATCAGCGTCAGCAGTTACAGAGGCACGGAAGCCTGCGGTGAACTCAAGGATGTTAGCAACTTCTGGTGAGCAAACTACGAAGTTAGCACCACCGCGAAGTGTCTTTCTGTGGATTTGAGCACTTACATCATTGATTGTCTCAATGAGGGTCTCGTACCACTCGCTAACGGTACCTGTGAAGTCAGGAGCAGCAGCGGCTGCGCCTAGCTCTTTACCTGTTTCTCGGTTAAGGAACAAGCCAGGAGCGCGTGACCAGTGAAGAGTGGCTGCGGTAGCCTTCTTTACGAGGTCTTCCATGATCTCACGATCAATTTCAAGAGCAACATGCTCTGAAAGAATGCTGGTTAGCTCAACTTCAGCATCGAGGTTGTGGTAAGCGTTGAGGTCTTGACCTAACTCTGGTGACCACTTAGCCTTGAGCTTGCGGGTTTGAGCAGTGACAGCTAGTGAGTCAACCTTGATGTCGATCTCATTCATGACATCTGATTCAGGGTTGACATCCTCGGCAACTGAGTTACCAGCGCCTTCTAGGGGTAGAAGGTCAGCAATAACTGAACCGGGAGCAGTAGAGGCATCCCAGTCATCGCGAGCAGCGAATTCACAAGTGAGGTTACCAGCGTTATTATTCATAGCGGTGGCTGTAGTGAATACTAAAGCAATATCGGCTGTGCCGTGCTTTCTAGACAAGCGACGAACCTGTGTAGCTGGGTTGTCACCAACCGCTGTGTTAAGACCATTAGCAGTCTCAAAAGCTGTTGAGGCTGCTACGTCTTTACCGATGATTGATACCAAGTTATCATCATCAAACAATCTACCGTTATTGTCATCTGTTAGACCAGAAGCGGCGAAGTGAACGATCTTAAAGAAGTCACTCTCCGTTAAATCAGGATCAAAAACAGTTGCTCGGGCAACAGCTAGATCAGAAGAATCGGTGATTTCTCCCTTGAGAACATGCTCACGGACCTGCGCTACTGTTCTTGTACCATCAAGCCTACCAGCCTCGGCGGCTGTTAGAGTGACAGTGGCTGAACCAGTAGCATTTGAGTATGAGTTGTTAAGAGCGTAAAAGCTCTTTTCAGCGTTGGCACCTGTGAGGCTAACACCATCGGCAATGCCCTTAGCAACTTGACCACCGCCATAAATGGATTGGCCGATGGCAGCGCCAGACTTGTCTTCTTCGTTTGTGTAGGTAAAATCTAAGAAGAAGATTAGACCTGATGGTAGGCTCATTGGTTGTACTGACACTAGGTCATTAGCAATAAGACCACCGAATACACGTCGAACGATTGGGAATGCGACGGCAGCAAAGCCCTCGACATCACCAGCACTCATTGTGCTTGCTTCACGAAGAAGCTCTTTGGCTTGGTTCTCTAATAGACGAGCCATGCCGTTTCTTTGATTTTCGTTGTTGAGACCTTCAAGGAGTCCTGTCTTCTCCCACTTGTTGAGTAGAGCAGCACCTTCCTTCTGTAGATCACGATCAACGATGTTTTCTGTTAACTTTTGTACGATTGACATCGTTTAATCCTCCTTATTGGTTATTGATCCCTGCTAATAGCTTTAAGCGAGTAGCAAGAGATTCTTGTAAGTTATCAGACTCTTTCT